GACCGCCGGTGATCGTAGATACAGCCACAGTCGGAGACACGCCATCCTGACCGGTGGCACCGGGACTGCCGTCTGCACCGGTAGCACCGTCGCTGCCATCCAGAACATCAAAAGTCTTTGTGCCGCTGGCATCTGTAATGTAGACCCGGTGACCGCCGCTAATGGAAGAAACGCTCACCGTCGGGGAGAAGCCGTCCTCGCCGGCAGCACCGGGACTTCCGTCTGCGCCCGTCTTGCCGTCGGCTCCGTCCATGATGTCAACGTTCTTTGTGCTGTTGGCGTCGGTGATGGTCAGGCGGTGACCGCCGGTGATCTCCTGCACCGTGACGGTTGGAGACACGCCATCCTTGCCTGCGGCTCCGGCGCTGCCATCCGAACCTGCAGGGCCGGTGATTTCAGACAGAGGCACAAGGTTTGCCCAGTCTGTATCGCCTACCAGTCTCCACTGCAAATATCCGCCGGAAGACCGGAACTCTGCTGCGCGCCCATCCTCGCCGGCGATGCCCTGCGGCCCCTGCAGCGATCCGATGGGCGTCCAATCTCCAGTGTCAACACCCCAGATATAAATGATGTTTTCGCTCTCCGTTCCCACAGCATAGGCTTCGCCTTCGCTGCCGGTTGGATGTGCAGCTTTCAGCGCAACCAGCGTGTCGTACCGGTCTTTGACCACGAACGACGTGCCGTCTGCGCCGTTATACACCGTGAACTTGGATGTCGTATTATCCGTATAGGTGATGGTGTAGGTGTCCGCGCTGCCTGCAGCACCCGTTCCTGCAGTCCGCTCAATTTTCTGAACTCCTCGCCCATCGCTACCATCGCTGCCATCCTTACCTGCCGCGCCCGGTTCGCCGTCTTGGCCGTCCATGACATCTACGGTTTTTGTGCCTTCCGCGTCGGTAATGGAGATCCGATGGCCGCCGTCGATGGCGCTCACACCCAACACGGGAGAAACGCCATTCTTGCCGTCGGCACCGGCACTTCCGTCTTTTCCGTCGCTGCCGTTCAGCAGGTCGATAGACTTCGCTCCCGCTGCATCCGTAATGGTGATTCGGTGACCGCCGGAGATAGCTGTCACGTTCAGAACAGGAGAAACACCGTCTTTTCCGTTGCTGCCGTCGTTTCCGTCTTTACCGTCGCTGCCATTCATCAGATCGATGGACTTTGTGCCTTCGGCATCTTTGATCGTCAGCCGGTGGCCTCCGGAAATGGGCGCAGTCGTGATCGTCGGGGAAACGCCATCCTTGCCCGGTTCACCGGTGGCGCCGGTCTGGCCGGTCTGGCCCGTGGCGCCGGTCTTGCCGACCTCGCCATCCATAACATCCACACTCTTTGTTCCGGTCTTGTCAGCGATGGTCAGCCGATGTCCGCCCTCGATCTCGGTCACAGTGATCGTCGGAGAAACGCCGTCTGCGCCGCTTTCTCCTTGCGGCCCCTGAATGCTCAGAGGCTGCTTGTAAAACCATTCTGTTCCGTTCCAGATATACAGCAGTGCCCCGGTGCCTTCGCCCACCAGACAGGCCTTTCCGATGTCGCTCATGGAGTTTGTCAGCGCCGGCAGCTCTTCTTCTGTCAGCACCTGGTCTGCGATCTCCAGACCCGCTCCGATCTCGCCATCATCGCCTTTCAGGCTGGCGATCCATTCTTCTTCAGATCCAGAAAAGCCCAGCTTCACCGCGATCTGATAGGCCGTCAGATAATACCGCATCTGTTCGGCGTTTCCGCTGCCGGGATCAATGGTCCCGCACACAAACCGGACGTATGCCAGATAGCTGTTGTGGTAGATGGTTTCCAGGTTGTTGGCCCGCTCCGCTTCGCCCTGTCCCAGAGCGATCCGCCAAAGCAGATAATCTTCATACAGTTTGCTGAAAGGCGCCGGCACGATCAGTTCCGTGTTCGCTTCTGCCTTCAGATCTTCCGCGCTGTACTGGACGATGCCATCGACCGCCAGCAAAAGCACCTCTGTCTGGATCTCTGCTTCCACCTGATTGAGCCACCGCAGCAGCACCGTCTCGGAAAACGCCGGCTCCTGCAGCTCGATCACATAGTCCAATACATCCCGAATTTTCATATCATCATCCTTTTTCTAAAACCCGGAGGAAAAGAAAACTTATCCTCCGGGTTTGTCTGTCGTTTGCTTTTGTATGTACGTCCCGACTGCTTACAGTGCTTCGCCGAAATCCAGACCGCCTGCGACCATACCTCTGAAGTCCACGAATCCGCCGCCGAATCGGCATCTGCCGTTCCAGGTGTTGGCATCGTTGCGCTCGATCAGGGAGGTCACGTTCAGAGCCTCGCGATCCTGCATGATGAAGATGTCCTCGTCCTGGATCATCTTGCTGTCCAGCAGTACCCAGGGCTTGCTGCCTTCCTTCAGGTACCGGTTCAGGATGGGGCTGACCAGAACGGTCCAGTTGCCGAACAGGTAGTTGTAGTCGTTGTTGCCGGAACCGGTCACCTTTTCGCTGCCGATCACGGAGAATACCTGCTTCTTCAGTGCAGCGTCGTTGGCGATCAGGATGGTGTCGGGCTGAATGTTCAGCACATGACCCTTCTCGTCGGTGAAGTTCTGCATTCTGGTAGCCAGTTCGCCCAGGGCGTCTTCGCTGAATTCATCAGAGAAGGCGTTGCCCAGCTTGATCTTGTCGGTTTCGCCCTTGTGGCCAGTGGAGAACATGGGCAGCTGGTCGTATGCGGTGGCATCGATCTTGATGCCGTTGCGCATAAAGTGGTCCTTGCCCTGCAGGGCAGTACCCAGCAGCTCCATGAAGAAGTTCTCGCGAGTGGAGTGGTAGCGCTTCACCAGGCCAGCAGCACGCTTGAAAATCTCCTTGAAGTTGCTGTCATCCAGCATCTCCTTGGAAACGGAGAAGGAGTTCTTCCAGGTGATGTTCTTGATGTCCTTGGTGTAGGCCACCTTCATGTCGGTGTGGGGATAATCGCCGTTCTCCACAGTGGGAAGGAAATCATCCATGCTGCCCATGCCGGCATAGCCTTCTCTTGCATGGGTGGAGTTCACCTTTCTGGTGATCTTGGATGCAATGCTTTCCTGTTCGGCTGCTTCAAAGCGGCTTTCCAGGAAGCTTGCGATGGGATACTGTACTTCACCGAACAGCGCATTGTTCTGAGCGCTGGCTTCGGAAATAATAATGCCTGCCATAGTTTCTTACCTGCCTTTCTTATCGGAACCGGATGCGAACCTTGTCGCCGGCTTCGGTGCCGTCAAAATTCACCACTTCACAGGAGCCGCCGGTGGTTGCGGTGATCTTTTCGCCGTTTGCGTCCATGGTGTACTTCTGGCCCTTTGCAATGGATGCAGAGGCAGCGGAAAGTTCCGTCTCGTACACGGTCTCTTCGCGGATGCGTTCCACGTGGATCAGCTGACCCTCGGTGGTCTCTTCAACATCCTGCATGCAGATGAACTCCGGCTTGGTCTCTCCGGTAGCCTTTGCCAGCAGGCCGTCGGTAAGAACCAGTGCATGGCCTACCTTCAGTTCCAGTGCGCCGCCTGCAGGATGGCCCTCCCAAGGTTCTGCGCCCTTATGCCAAATATGAGGAATAAACATTTCTTTTCACGCTCCTTGTTTTTGTGGCGGCGCTTGGCGTCTTACGCCTTGCCCGCCCGTTTTCGATAGTCCGCCTCGATCTCCGCGTCTGTCATGTTGGGTCTGCCCATGCGGTATAGCTCTTTGATCCGCTTGGGAACTTCAACCCCGCCCTGACCTCTCGCGGAAGGCGGCTGCAAATGTGCCTTGCTTGCTCGTTTCAGCTGTTCGCTGGCCGTCGCGGCCTTTTGTGCCTGTTCCACCAGCTGATCGTGGAACGCCATTTTGTAAGCGCTCAGATAGTCCATGTTGGCGTTCTCAACCAGAACGGCAAATGTCTTGCCCTGCGGGGAGCGAATGATGTCGGTCAGCGACTGAATTTTCGGATTAAGCTTCCGAATTTCCGCCATCTGCGCTTCCGTGTCCTGTTCAAACTTCGCCATGTCGAATTCTCTGCGCTTTTCTTCAGCAGCTGCCTGCTTCTGCTGCAGTTCCTTAAATGCCGGGCTTTGCTCCATAGCGGTCTGAAGATCCTCCGCCGTCAGATTACCCTTCTTCAGGTTCTGCTGCAGTCTGGCCAGTCTGTCCTGCTCTGCCCATTCCTCGGCTTTTTCCAGGCTGTCGATCACTGCGCCGTTCTGGTGCTGGTTCTTCATCTGTGCCTGGGCAAAAAACTTGTCCCATCTGGCCTTATTGGCTGCCCGCTCCTTTTCCAGAGCAGCATTCACCTTTTCCTCAACCTCCTGCTTGCGGCGTCGGGCTGCATTGGCTGCCCGCTCCTCCTTGCTCAGAGGCTTTTTATCCGGCTTGGCTTCCGGCTCCGTTTCTTCTTCCGGTTCCAGATCCTCGCCTTCGTCATTTGCATCAGGCTCGGCGACTTCCTGCTCTTGTTCGCCTGTCTCTTCAGGGTCGGCGACTTCCTGATCTTGAACGCCTGTCTGATCCTGCGGCATCTCAACGCCCAGGGTCTGATAGAGATCTGCAATATTGTCCATATTCATTTCCTTTCCGGGATCTTGCCCTCACCCATGGGTAATTGCGCGCCGTATGCGGCGCTGTCATTGCGAGGAGGCGCAGCCGACGTGGCAATCTTTCCTCGCCATTTTGGGGCAGCTTACTTCTTGCCCTTTGTCCGCAGGTCAGTACCGCGATGCACGGTTGCGGTCTTGGTGCTGGATCTTGCGCTGTTGGGCGCCTTCACTTCCTGCGTGCCGGAGTTCTTAATCTTGCCGTTGTAGCCATTGCTCACGCTGTCCACCTCCTTGTCGCGTTTTCTCGCCTTTATCTTCCCGCCTTGACCCCACGCATTAACGAGCCTTTTTCCGCGCAAAGAAGCCCTGTGCAAGCGCACAGGGCTTCTCGTGTTTGTATGCACTTGAATATCTTTTTGTAGGGGCGGATATTATCCGCCCGCTGCAGGCACCTCCGGCTGCATCTGCTGCTGATTTTGTACCGCAATTGCCGCCTGCATCTGTGCCGCAGCCATTTTTCGCTGCCGCTCCATGAGCCGGTCCCGCATCTGGCCCGCATACGGGTAATGCAGTTCTTCCATAGCGCTCCAATAATCGATCAGGGTATCCATGCTGGCAGGATCTCCCACAGCCCCCACCTGCAGCTGGCTGGTCAGCTCCTGCCACAGGGCGCTGCGGTTTCCGGCCAGTCCGCCGCTGTCATCCACGTCAAACAGAAAATCAGTGTTCCATTTCCACTCGCCGTTTTCGTCCTTAGTCAGGAAGTCAAATCGATTGAATTCCTCATACTGGGTCTGTCCATGATCATCCTTGTAAAACACCGGTCTTGGCTCGTCGCAATAGGCCAGCTTCAGCTTGAAGATCATCTCGAAGATTTTTGCGTAGGCGGCGTTTTTCTGTACTCGTCTGCTCTCCATTCGCCCGGCTGATTGCTGTGCCGAAAACTGCTTCGCCTTTCCGGAAGTCGCCGTAGTGTCGGCTCTGCCCTGGTAGCTGTCCGTGATGCCAAGAATGTTTCTGCTCTCCTGATACACCTGATTGAAATACGCCATCTCATTGCTCAGGTCTCCGGAAAAATCATAAACGCCCAGGTATTGCTTGGCATCCAGTCCGTCCAGTCTCCATACCTCGCCGTCATCCGGATCAACGTTGATGTTGCTCTGAGGCGGCAGGCTTACCCGGCTTCCGGCTTTCAAAATCCGGTCGATCATTTTCTGCTCCAGCCGATTGATGGTGTTCTGTTGGTCTGCGATCTTGTCGCAGTCACTGTCGCCCAGCAGTTTTCCGAATACAGAAACATTTTTCTGCAGGATGATAGGGTATACTCTCGGCTTGTAATGAGGGATTCTCTCTTTGGCTACTGCCACGATATTTCCGTATTCGTCTTCCTGCGCGTCAAACTCACCGGTCAGAGAGATCTCTCCGATCTGCAGCGGCATCGTCACGTCCATGTAATCCTCGCTGCTGTCTTCCCATTTGCTTCCGCCGCAGTAAGCGCAAGTACCCTTCTTCGCCCGCTCCCCGGTTTCTGCGCCGTCTGGATAGTTCCCGTCTCTGGTCTCCCGGTTCAGGATCCAGCTTTCCGTGTTCTCCAGCGCGCCGCAGGTAGCGCAGCGCTTCATGCGTCTTGCCTGGCAGTCATCCAGATCTTCCAAAATGGTGTCGCCTACATAGTGGAATTTTCCGATCTTGTCGCCGTTCCGGTAATAGACCACTGTTCTGGTCACCAGATCCTCCGCCGTGTCTGTGTTTTCTCCGGCCACGCCCTTTACGTCCGGGTCGCTTTCACCCTCGTTGTTCACATTCACACCGTAGGTCCTGCGGACATTTTCCTTGGTGTCCGGCAGCAGCAGCGCCATAAAATCCATGTCCTCGATTCTGGTCAGACCGTCCTGCGGGATGAACATTTTTGGGTGAATGGCTGTGATCTGTACTTCGCCAATGTGATCGTTGGATCTTTCCCCATTGTCCCATTCCACCAAGTACAGCGCTCCGCCCTGGATGGGACAGGTGCGCTCCTGCATATCGTTGATCTCCTGCATCGGCAGCCGGTCCATCTCATTCAGGATCATGTGCTCGATGATCCGGGCGAGACGCTCGTCCTCTTTCCGTCTGGGCGTAACTTTGGGTTTGGGGATGTTGCTGTCCACGATGCTTTCGATGTTTTCTGCCGTGATGTTGTAAACATGCTGGCTCTCTGTCAACTTGTCCTTGGCTACGATTTTTCGCAGCTCACGATCTCCTGCATACTGCAGCTCCCGCTGATCCATTCTGGCCCGCTCGTTCTGCCAGCTGCTTTTGGCGGACGCCACCCGCTCCTGCCAGTATTGCAAATGCTCTCTGTCCTGTTTTTTCACTGTCTAACCTCCCAAATCATTCCGGCTTTCCCCACTCCTGAATCAGCATCTGCTGCTCCGGTTTGGATGCCCGGTTGAAATCTTCCCACATGTCCTTGGACCATTTTCTGGTCTGTTCACTTTCCTGCACCTGCACCGTCATTCTCTGCTGTCCTCTGGCGTTGTGGGCAATGGCTAGCGCCAGCACGCAGTCATCGTGGGCGTTTTCCTCCGCCTCCGGCCGCAGCTGCTTTTTCTCGTTCATGGTGAAGGTCAGCATTTCTTCCAGCGTCTCCTTGTCCACGATCACCTGCACCTGCTCCCGTACAATGCTTTGCAGATTGCCCAGCACAGCCGCTCTGGTCAGTTTGTTTGTCTGGAAGCCGTAGCTTTTCACGATGTCGCCGGTAAATTCGTCCACCTTTTCCCGCACCCAGAATCGCCTGTATCCCAGCCGTTCCAGTTCCTTCTGCGGATAGGTGGAAAAGTTGGTTTCGATGGCCATCAATGCCTCGTTGTAGTAGGTACCCAGGCAGTATGTCAGGTGGGCGTATGCGCCCTCGTCCATGCCGTCGGCGTAACAGCTTTTCAGCTTGGCCACCTGCAGTCCGGTCACGTTGTCCAGCACCTGGTCCACAAAGGCGTCGCTGCCTTCGCCGGCTGTATCGCCGCCCAGCACATAAGGCCGTCCAGGCTCCGGATGTCTGTAGATCAGCACTTCGCCCTGGTCATCGTCCTGCCATCGGATGTTCCGGATGGTCAGGTCATCGTAGTCATAGGCAAAAGTGCCCACAGCCACAGGCTGAATCTGCTTCTCCAGCTGTTGCTGCACTTTCTTGGCGTTGAAAAACGTCTTGCCGATGACGCCCCACATGCCCAGGCAGTAAACCGTGTAGTAGTAATAATTGGTCTCCCGGAAGCTCTCCAGCGTTTGCCGGTCTTCGTCAGGCAAAAACCGGTTGTCCTTGTAGGTACTTTCGTGGATCCGCACCCGCCCGAACTTGTCTTCTCTGTCAAAAAACCTCTTTTTGATCCAGTGCGTTACAGAAATCGGGTTGAACGTCACGATGATCTGCTTGTAATATTTCGTCTCGCCGCGCAGTCGGATGTCCAGCTGGTCGAAATCATGCTCTGATACTTCGGTGGCCTCTTCGATCCAGATGCCGGTGATATCGTGGATGGACTTCAGTTTCTCCACGTCATCCAATCCGGCGAAGATGATCTCCGACCCGTTCCGGAAGCGGATGTACATGTCTCCGGATTTTCCCTTGGGGATCCGTTCAATGTCTCCGGCGTAATCCCGGTAAGCCGCTGTCACCAGCTGATGGAAGCAGCTTTCCCGCAAACTCTTGGCCGTTTTTCTTACCACCAGAAACCGGTGTCCCGGCTCCCATTTGCAGCGGTCCAAAATCT